CTAGTACCATCGGTTGTAATAGGATCATCTAGATATAAACCTGTTCCCATACCCCAAGAACCTGATACTGGAAAGCATTCAATTAAAGTTCCTGTAGGAGAAATTTCTAGTCCCGTAGCTGTTGCTACAAAACAATTTAAATTTACAGACCAAGTAGTAGAAGATGAAATTTTATTTTCTATAACATAATCTATTTCATCTGTATTAAATTGTATTAAGAATCTACTTACTTGAGGGTTAGGTACTGAATAAGCAAATGTAGTAAGAGTAGCTTCAATAATAGGATCTAACCCAGTATTCATACTAGGGAATAATGAATATAGTGTAGCGTCTTTTTCGGGAAATATTTTATATACTGCCATTTTATTTTATAAATTTACTATTCTACCTTGAATATCTGTATTTAGATATTTTACTTCAAAAATCATAGGATCAATTGAAGGATAAATTATGTTACTAACAATAGCTGATGGAATATCATATGAATAATTACTGTATCCTAAACTTTCACCTGTAAGATTTGAAATTGAAATATTTTTAACGGTTTGTACTCCTTGAATTTTATCAAGTAAAATATATAATTCTCTAAATACAATTGGTTGATTAATTTGCCATTTATCTATTAAAAAATAATCTTGTAAAGCTGTAATACAATTAAATAATATTTGATTATTGTCAAAGTTAGGTAATGTTATAATTTCAAAATTAACTCCAATATTAATGATAAAAGCATCTCTAATCCTAATAGAATCATTTACTGATCTATAGTATGATAAATAATTTGTTAAATTTTGTTTTAAAGCACCAGATGCTGTTATTAATTGTTTATTGTTATTATAACTTAAAACATATAGATCTAATACTGATGGGATTTCTCCTGGAAGTAGATTTATTATTTTTGTAGGTTCTATAAATGCTTTAGAAACAACTCCAAATTGAGAAGGCATACTTAAAGATCGTATTAAATAATCATCTTGAGTTATTGTTCTTTGTTGTTGTTGGATTGCTCCTAAGCTGTTTTGTCTTATTGTAAATGGAGTATCTCCTGAATTTCCTCCTGTAGCTCCATCAGGATTATTAATATAAAAAGAATTAAAAATTTGTTGTGCTGTCACATTACTAGCTATATTACTATTTATAAAGGTTAAACCTGTAGTTGGTGAAAAATTAGTAATTGAGTTTGATTGCACATTTGATTCTACTCCCCCACCTGCTATATATCTAACAGTTAGGGTTGTGTTTGTTGGTGCTACTCCATATGTGTTAGTAAATAAAAAGTTATTAGGAGAATAAGCAACATTTAAACTATTTTTTCCAAACGGTAATCCAATTCCAACATTATCTGTATTAGGAGTTATATATTCATCTGTATCTGCACTGTTTCCAGCACCAAATTGCAATTGTAATACACCGGGTTCTGTTAATCGAGTAGCAAATCTATTTTGAATTTTTTTAAGTTTTAATAAATAAGGAACTTGAGTATCATTAAAATAATTTGGGTCATTAGGATTAGTATTTTTTAAAGAATCCATTACCATTTCTTGAGCCAAATAATCTACTTCATACCATTTATTACCTAAAGAATCAAAAACATCTATAACACCAACAATATTATTATCAGTAATATTTACTGTTTGGTAGGGTTGGTAACTACCAAAATTAAATGTTGTTGTTTTAATTTCTCCAGAATATGCTTTTCTGTTTTTTCTTAACAAATAACTTGTTGGAACACCTGATGATGCTTGTAATACTGTTACTTCAGTAAAATCTTGGGAACTACTATAAGAAAAATCACAAGTATTTTCTATTATAAAATTAATTCCACCAGGAGAAGATAATACAGATGAATTTGCTGCTACTTGTAGAGCATAATTCCAATCAGGAAGAGTATTTACTCCAGAACCCGTTGCCGGAAGATATTGATATAAATCAAGATCTACTGTAGCTACATAAGTATCTTTAGGTTTATAACCTAACATATATGCTAAATCATATAAATTAGTAGATTGTTGAGCATATTGAATAAACGTTTCTTGGAATTGAGTATCTAAATAGAATGATAAAACATCACCTACATAAGAAGCCATTTCCATAAACATCATTCCTGGTGATGCTGCTGTAAAATCATTATATGTGTCAGGAAAATATGTTTTAGCATAATTAATTAAATCTGATCTAAAACGACCAAAATCCCTGTTTAAATAGTTTATATTTCTTTTTATGTTAGCCATTAGTATGTGACTGAAATGTTATCTGATATCCCAAAATCTTGTATATTATAATATATATTTATTGTAATTTGATTATTATCTTCATATCCTAATACTTCTATTTTTTGGACATTAATATTATTAAAATATAATGCTAAATCATTTTTTATTATATTTTCTATATTACTTATAGTTCCTTGAGAAATTTGTTCAAATACTTGAGTTCTTATTCCTGAACCAAATGATGGATTAAAAGGTCTTTCGCCTCTATCAGTCATAAAATAATTAATTAAATTATTTTTAATAGCAGCTTGTGTGGTATAATTAGATTTAAAAACAGCAGGAGCATTAATAGGAATATCAACCCCAACCGCAATTTGTGCATTTTGCGGTAAATCTAAGGGTGATATTTTTTTAGCATTAAATGCCATTACTTATTCATTAAAGCCATTATTTGGTCTAATCCTACACTACCTTCAGGTAATGCTCCATTAACAGAATCTACAGGTCCAGTTGCTTGAAAATTACCAGCATAAGCTGTAGTTGCAGCTCCTCCACCTTGTATTTCCTCTAAAATACCTCCAAACATTGCTTGCCTTTCTTGGGGTGTTAATTTTTTAGGATTTGTTAGATGAGGTTGAGCGTAAGTATCTTTAAGCGACTCCGTAACAATTGTTTTAGGAGCACGAACAGCTTCCAATAGAATATCTTTTAATTCCTCTTGAATAGCTTCCCTTACTGCCTCTTTAATAATTTTTTTAAAATCTGATGGTTTCATTGTTTATAAATATTAAGTTAATTTGCTTTTAAATTATCTCGGGTAATTAAATATTTTAATTCGGATATAAGTGTTTGTGGGTTTGTTGTAAATGAGGGGGGTGTTTGTAATAATACAACACCTTGAGAATCTTTTGCTACTCCTATTTTTTGGGTTAAATTATTACCAAATGGTTTTTCTATAATATCTAATATAAATCCTTGATAGTTAATTAATGTATTTTCTTGATTAACAGCATCAGAAATAGATATAAAAGTTGTTATATCTGTAGATATTGGGGTAACTTTTTTACCACATTTTTTTAAAATACTATCTATAGATTTTAATTTATCTACTAAAGGTAATAATGCTTGAGAGGATAAATCAATATAAAGTAAACTAGTTGATAATTGAGTTTTAAGAGGTAATATTTTTTGTGTTCCAAGTGTATCAAACTGTAAAAATTTTATGATATCATCTGATATCTGAATTGTAGTATCTGCTATATCTATAGCTGAAGCTACTTCTCCAGGTACTATTGGAAGTAATCCTTGGGCTATAATACCGGCTGATTTTGTTAATTGAGCAACTGTTTTTATATCAGTAGCTGTATTTATAGCTTTAGTTTGTAAATCAAGTTGTTGTTTTAAAAACTCTAAACCTTTTTTTGTTTTATTTAGTGTATTAACTGTAGTATTAATTTTAGATAAAATTCCATCTCTAACGTTTAATATAGTATTTAAAGTCTTTTCAGTAGGACATTTAGCTGATTGTTGAAGTTGAGATAATGTTGTATTTATTTTATCTTCAACTTGGGATTTTAATTGATTGATTTTTTCTATAGGTAATTTACTTAATTTATCTTTAGCACTTAATTGTAAATCAGAAGGAATTAAATCTGATATATCTGGGATATTAAAAGTATTAAGTTTATCTATAGATATTTTATCTTGAATTTGTTGTTCTAAATTTTGTTGTAATATATCTTGAAGTTTTCCCATTAAATAGTAAAGTTTTGTGTAGATTTTATATTATTGGTACTTAATTCGTTTACTGTGTTGGTGGGTAATGAGGCAAAAGAATTTAAATTAACTACAGCTCCGCCACCCGGAGCAGTAGCTGCTGATTGTAATGCAATATTTAATTCTTGAATATACTTAATTATATTATTTAATAAAGCTTCAGTTATATTTCCTTTTAATAAAGGTTCTGTAGCTTTTGTGCCTAAATATATTTTATTTGATTGAAATACTGTATCTCCTATAGTATCAAAA